GATGAAGTGTTGCGAGACGTACCCGTTACAGAACGGTGCGAGTGCAACGTACGCTCGAACGGTGATAATTCTATAATCGATGTTTCGTTTGATTTTCCTGAGCAATTAAATGAATCTTGATACCAAGAAGTTTCCTCGTACTCAACACATTGAAGGATCACGTTTGCAACACGGTGACGGTGATATGAAGGTTATACCTTGGAGTGATCTGAAACGTAGGCCTCTCGTTGTTTCAGAGAAGCTCGACGGCGCGAACGTTGGAATCAGCTTCAGCGATCAAGGTGACCTTCTTTTACAGTCTCGTGGCCATTACTTACGCGGTGGACCACGCGAGAAGCAGTTTGATATATTCAAACAATTGGCGAACGATAACGTTGATGTGTTGTTCGATGCATTGTGTTCACGGTACATTTTATATGGTGAATGGATGTATGCTTGTCACTCCATTTATTATGATGATCTACCGTGTTACTTTCATGCGTTTGATGTGTATGATAAGGAACGTGATGCATTTTTAAGCACGGCACGCAGAGATGGGTTGCTTTACGATGTGTATAAAACGTTCATCACGTTTGCACCGGTTTTAGCGTACCAAAGAACGTTCAATGACATCAACGATTTGCTTGCGTTGCTTGGAAACTGTGGGTATTTTACCAATGAACGCACGTCGAACTACCTCATAACCGCCCATGATTCAGGATTTCTTCGTAAAGATGGTGAAAACAATGAGATTCAAGAAGCGCTGTCGTGCCGTGATTGGAGCCCATTGATGGAGGGTCTGTACGTCAAGTTGGAGGATGATGAACGAGTGTTGGGCCGTTGTAAGTACGTCAGATCATCATTTACGAACACGATCGCTGGAAATGAAATACACTGGTTCGATAGACAGATCGTACAGAACAAACTAAGGAACTAAGGGTACAAAATGTCTGACAATACTATGTGTTCAATGTGCTTCGAGTCTGGTCACTCCAACGTTGATTGCAAGGAGAACTTCGAACGCCTTGCGATGGTTGGTTCGATCGCTGCGATGATCGCTTCAAGGCTAAACTTCGTTCTGCCTGAGTGTAACAGCGCTAAACGAGGAGGTAAACCCACATCAACGATCAAGGTTGAACAGTACAAAGAGAAGTTTAAGTTTGTTGTTGTCTACTGCGAACTAGCAAATGCACACCTCGTTGATAACGCATGGATCGATCATCATGGCCCATCTTGCGTTGCTCCTCCATCAGATTTCGTGCGCAAGTGCCTTCACAACGATGCGTTTCACTACCGCAGGTGTTACCTTGACATGGTCAAACTCGTTCCTGATATGAAGCGAAGGATCGTTCATCGCGCAGACTTTACTGAATTGTTATTTGACACCGTTGAACAACTAGACGCGTACCTTGCTTGTTTCAATGATTTAGGAAAGGCAGCTCTAATTCGTTCGTACAATGGAATAGAAACGTTCAATGAACTATCGAACTTCTTACACGTAGTTTATTCGACTAACGAATTTCATGGTGCACGTCTGGTGTAAAGCAACGTTTTATGGTGTAATATCGTTTCATGTCAACGTACGCATGGTTTACAGATTCGCACCTCGATCACCTTAAGGACGACGCTTCAAGGTTGATTGCGTTTGGTCAATCGCTTGTGAAGGATAACCCGACGGGAATCTTTTGTAGCGGTGATTTAACCGTTTCGAGGAAGCTAATTTATCATCTATCGGCGCTGGAACGCATAACGCAGAGACCGTTTTACTTCGTGCTTGGAAACCATGATTACTATGGTGGTCAGATCGAATCTGTTCGGCAGGGAATGCGCTATCTTTCCACGTCAAGCCAACACCTGCGGTACATGCCAACGACGCCATACGTCTCGTTGAGTTCGAACACAGCATTGATCGGTCACGATTGTTGGTACGATGCGATGTACGGCGATTGGAAGACGAGCAATTGTTACATGAACGACTGGACTGAAATCGTTGACTTTCAGCTCGTCAACGGTGCGAAATCGACGATCGTTGCAAGGGCTCGCGAGCTCGCTCACGCAGGCGTCGAGCACATTCAGAATGGTATCAAGGGCGCCGTGAAGTATCACAAATCGATCATCGTATTGACGCATTACGTGCCGTTTGAAGCGGCGCACACCTTCGAGGGAAAATTAGCCGATAAATCATACGCTCCGTTCTATACGTGCAAGATGTTGGGTGATATGTTGATCGATGCAGCGAAGGCATATCCAAACGTTAACTTCAACGTTCTCTGTGGCCACACACATTCATCGTGGAACGGTAAAATCACCGCGAACCTAGAGTGTCACGTAGGAGGCACGCAATACAACGATCCGATCGTAAACGGACTCATTGAGGTCGCTTGATTGTTTCCAGGTGATTTGATCGAATGGGTGTATGAAGATGATTTTCAACCTATTCGTGATGATGATTACCTTTTTTCAACGCCGATGAATCGATTCATCGGCGTTGGAAGTGATTATGGTCCTTATATTCTAATTTCAGTCACGCGTGAATTTTATTCATGGCTGACACCATGTGGATTGTTTCTTGCGCGTTTGGACGATGCAGTTCTGTACACAGAACAATGGACTGAAAAAAAAGTCCTGCCACGTGCCATCGAGAAATTTCAATGAAACCCGGTGACCTCATCGAGTGGGTGTATAAATCTGATCCTCAACCCGTCGATGAGGATGTCGAACTCTGGTCAACGCCGATGCAACGTTGGATTCCCATCGGTATTCACCCCGCCGTCCTCATCTCGATCACCGATGAGTTCTACACGTGGTTGACGCTTGAGGGGTTGTTCCACGCGCGCGTGGATGACACGAGGATCTGGCCACGCAGGACTCTGTCTCCCTTGGTTGTTCCACGCGTCGTTGGAGAACATCTATGAAACCCGGTGATCTCATCGAACGGGTGTATGAAGTTAATCCTCAACCCGTTAAAGAGAATGAGAAGCTTTGGTCGACACCGATGAGTTGCTGGGTTCCAATTGGTATTCAACCGGCCGTCCTCATCTCGATCACCGATGAGTTCTATGTGTGGCTGAACACAAAGGGTCTATTCAACGCACGCATAAAAGACACTGCTTTCAGATCGTTGGATAGGATGCCATGGGGAGGTTGTTCAATGCGTGCGTTAATGATGAGTTTAACATGGGTGTTGATCCGGTTCAATGAAGTGTAAAGCGTTTCAATTCCATTGTATGATCAATGTCATGAAGAGAAGAGCACGTAAGTTCACGAAGACGCAGCTTGTCAATCCGGTACCCGTCAGTGACATCACTGACATCGATGAATTGCAACGTCGTTTCACGACTGCTTCGTTGCTCAAGCGAAACGCGACGACGAGAAAAGGGTTCCTCGAGGACGCGATGCACCGTCACTGTGCTCAGGCATGGGATGCAAAGAAGAAGCAACGAATGGTTCGACGTTATGTTGCGTCTGATAACGTGATCATGCAGAATTCCACGCTCATCGATGAACTGCAACACCGCCTACAGGAGATCAAGGGTTCATTAAAGTGAATGTTGTTTGGCATTCACCGGCGATGGACGTGTTGTCATCCTTCGACGATGAAGTGATCGATCTTGTGTACATAGATCCTCCGTTTGGCACGGGATCGTGCCAGCGTATGAATCGCCGGAAGAACGGCGAGATCATTTCGGAGATGTCGTATAGTGATACCGTAACTGGGTACATCGACGTCCTGAGGGCCCACGTAGGTGAACTAATGAGGATTCTCAAGCCGACGGGTATGTTGTACCTGCACCTCGATCGACACAACGTTCACCGTGCAAAGGTGATGTGCGATGACCTAATCGGCGAACAGAACTTCATCAACGAGATCATCTGGAGCTACAACTTCGGCGGTCGAGGCAAGGATCGCTTCGCGCCGAAGCACGACAATATCTTAGCATACGCAAAGGATGCAAATCAACACATCTTCAACCTCGACGAGGTCGATAGGATTCCTTACGTTGCGCCTGAGATGCAGTACGTTGGAAGAGAACGCGACGAGGCAGAGAAGCGGATTGCGCTCGGTCAGGTTCCGACTGACGTGTGGGACATTCCGATCATTGGGACGGCATCAAAGGAGCGCACAGGATATCCAACGCAAAAACCGCTGAAGCTTGCTTCGAGGATCATCACCGCTTCATCACCGAAAGGAGGGATCGTTCTTGATTGCTTTGCAGGGTCAGGAACGACCGGTGCAGCAGCACATAAGAACGATAGGCAATTCGTTCTTGTCGACGATAACAAGCAGTCGATCGACGTGATGAAGAAGAGGTTCGAAGGAATCGAGGTGGAATGGCTATGATCGGAAACATCGCCGTCTTTCCAGGATCGTTTGATCCAGTGACGTACGGTCACATTGACGTAGTTTCTCGTGCCATGTCAATGTTCGATTACGTTTTTGTCATGGTCGGTAGGAACACAAACAAAAGCTACCTCTTCAACGATGCAGAACGCGGCGGAATGTTATTGAGTTGTTTGGCATATGCTTCAAACGTTCGTATCAGCGTGTTCGATGGATTGGTTGTCGATTTTTGTCGTAGCGTCGGTGCTAAAACGATAGTTCGTGGTGTTAGGAATTCGAACGACGTTGAGTTTGAGATGCGAGCGTCGTACGTAAACAACGACGTTGCGTCCATAGACACGGTGTTCTTTCCAACTCGATCAACGTTGGCGTACGTTTCATCGTCGATGGTAAAGGAGCTAGCCTGGCACGGGGTCGACGTTAGCGGTTACGTACCACCGGTTGTGAACGAAGCGATCAAACTGGCCTATAAGAAAAAGCATGATTGACAAAGCGGCCGAGGTCGGTGGCATCTTTTCGTTGCTTGTCTTCGTTCACTTCATCGCTGATTGGGTTTTTCAATCGCACGACTCAGCAATCAGAAAATCAAAGGATACATGCGTTCGAGCGGTACATTGTTGTGTTTACGTGGCGTTCTTCATCGTTCCAATTGGTTACTATTACTACGTTCGATCAACGTTACCATTGTATTACTCAAGAACGTTGTTGTTGTCATTGGTGACGCTGTTATGGGTGAGTCACTTCATCATCGACTCGTATGTTATAACGTTGCTTTGGGCTAAGCACATCAGGAAGTCCATTGCGTTCAATGCTGGCATCACAGATGAACAAGCGTTTGCTTATATGTTTAGCACGCCTGTTGGTGCAATACTCAACATCACGATCGATCAGTTACAACACGTTGCCGTTCTAATCGTTGTCGCGGTTGCGTTGGTGTTCTTTCAATGAAACCCGGTGACCTCATTGAATGGGTGTATAAATCTGATTCTCAATCAGTTAATAAGCATGAGGAACTTTGGTCGACACCGCTGCGTCGCTGGGTTCCAATTGGTATTCAACCTGCGATCCTCGTTTCGATCACCGATGAGTTTTATTCTTGGTTGACAACAAGAGGGTTATTCCATGCACATGTTCTCGACGTCGATGCAAGTCCACGCTTCGGTCGCGGGCCAGCTGTCGTTCCACGCGTTATCGGAGAACATCGATGAAACCAGGTGATTTGATCGAGTGGGTGTATCAATATAATTCTCAACCCGTTGATGAGAATGCCCAACTTTGGTCAACGTCGATGCAACGTTATATTCCAATTGGTGTTCAACCCGCCGTTCTCATTTCAATCACCGACGAGTTCTACACGTGGTTGACCCAGAAGGGGTTGCTCCACGTGCATGTGGATGACGCGAAGGCTCCATTGAGATATCGAATTACCTCGTTGGTTGTTCCACGCGTTGTAGGATAACATTGATGAAACCAGGTGATTTGATTGAATGGGTGTATTCTAATTCTCAACCCGTTCTCGAAGATGAGAAGCTTTGGTCGACGCCGATGAATCGCTGGGTTCAAATCGGTGTTCACCCAATGATGCTCATTTCGATGACAGACGAATTATACGTGTGGTTGACACCTGATGGGTTGTTCAACGCACGTGTGGCTGACACCGGTGGCGTCATAGCTGGCGAGTATGGTGTTTTTCCACGCGTCGTCGGAGAACATCGATGAAACCCGGTGACCTCATTGAATGTGTATATAAATCTGATTCTCAACCCGTTAATGAAGATGAGAAACTCTGGTCAACGCCGATGCAACGTTGGATTCCAATCGGTGTTCACCCTATGATGTTTATTTCGATGACAGACGAATTCTACACGTGGCTGACACCTGAGGGGTTGTTTCATGCGTGCGTGGATGATACAAGGAGTATGCGAAGGAAATACTGGGAGCACGTGGTTGTTAAACGAATGCATTGTTTTGTGCATCATTGATGCGAGTGCGTTTTGGTTGTTTTACAATTCAATGGTAGATGTTGGTCGATGATCTGTGTAAACCGTTGACGATTTCGCGATGTTGTAGATCCGCAAGTGCATGTCACCTATTTAACACGTGACGTATGTATCACCAAAGGCACTAAAACGTGGAGACAACGTAGCGATCATTGCACCCGCTTCTCCGTTCAAATCAGATGAACTGGTCGCGGGGTTGGACATCGTCAGGGAGTGTGGATTGGAACCTGTCTTGGGTCCCAACGTTCGTCGTCTAAGGACGATCGATATTCACGCCGCTCCGCTGATGGAACGCGTTGAGGAGCTGATGTGGGCGTACACCGACCCATCGATCTCAGGCGTCATTACGGTCACGGGTGGAATGGGTTGCGGTGAAACGTTGCCGTACCTTGACTTCGGTGCGATAAGAAGGTCGCGTCGAGTGTTGCTGGGAATAAGCGACATAACGGCGTTGAACAATGGAATTCTTTCGGGAGCTGAGTTGATCACTATCAACGGTCAATATCCATCGATTCGCGTCGATAAGGGCGATTCAGTGCGAGAGGCCGACAGCGAATCGCTTAGGACGGTGCTCGATCTCATGATGAGCGGCAAGACATGGCACGACGAGCCGTTCCGTATGAACCAACAGCTACCACGAACGGTGTCACCAGGTCGGGCCAGTGGGCACGTGATCGGTGGCAACCTCGACACGTTTTGCACGTTGATCGGAACGCCGTTCCTTCCAAGGCTGGACGGTGCAGTTCTATTTATCGAAGACGTACATAAACAAGGTGAAGCGATCGCGAGGTTATTAATACATTGTAAGCTTGCTGGAGTGTTTGATAGAATAGCCGGCATCGTCGTTGGAGAGTTCATTGATGTACCAAAGAAGGAAGAAGCTAGAGAACCTTCGATTGACGACGTAATTCAACAATACCTTTCCAATGGTCCGCCTTGTTCGTTTGGGTATAGCTTCAGTCATGGTGACATCACGATTCCAATTCCGATCGGTTCTCAGTGTGAGATGGACGCAGACACAGGAGAAGTTTCGTTCGATTTTTCAATGTTGTAAACTTTGATTTTGTGATGTATTAATTTTAGCATGAAGTGTAAATGTTGTACAAATGATTTTGTACCATGGACACGAAAACGTTGTTGTAAGTTAATAAAAACGTTTTGTCTTGAATGTTGTCGCGATGGATTATATAGAATAATATTTGATTGTGTTTGTTGTAATAAACACGTTGATAAATGGCAAAAGAGTTTTCCTTCGCCGGTAAAGAGAAAATTTTGTTCACCAAGCTGTAAAAATGCACGGGAGCATGCTAACGGTATTAGACGTAATTACATTGACAATTCATTTAAAAACGGCAAGACATACGAAGAATTATATGGAATAGAAAAGGCAAAAGAACTTCGCGAATTGAAGTCTAAACAGACGAAGGGTAAAACATACGAAGAGATTCACGGAATAGAACTTGCATCCGAACTTCGAAAAATTCGTTCTGAACGTTTTACGGGTGAAAAGCATCCAATGTTCGGAAAGCACCACACGAAAGAAACGTTGGCTAAACTTTCATTAGCACATTTAGGCGAAAATAATGCAATGTACGGCAAGGTTGTGCCAATAATGAGCTTTCGTGGCAAGTGCGGCATGTTTTGTAATATACCATTTCGTTCAACGTTTGAACTTGCGTTGTTAATACAATCGTCCAATGAACGTTGGATTGAATTCGTAACAGCTGAACCATTTCATATCAAATATGAATTGATCGTTAATGGAAGCGTAATAAAACACACGTATACTCCAGATTTTTATAGAAGTGACACAAAAGAACTCATTGAAGTCAAACCTTGTTGGAAGCTTGAACGTAACTTTCAAAGTTGTAATGAAAAACACGAAGCTGCAAAATTATTTTGTGATCAAAACGGTCTTAAATTCAAGATTATGACAGAAAATGATATTGCTGATGCAACGAAAATTTCGCGGATGACGCACGAACAACTCTGTAAGATTCCAGGCGTTGTTATGAGAGTGAAACCACGCAGTGTAAGAACGGAACGATCAGGTGTAGAATGATTGTACCTTGAAGCGAGCGCTTCTTCTGAATGCCGATTGGAGCACATTGAACTTCATCGCCGATTGGCGCGCCGTTCTGCTTCACCTGAAGGATCGTGCTGAGATTGTCATCGATTTTAACACGGGTGAACGTAGCGTGTGGCACGATGAAAGCTTCACCAGTCCAGGTGAAACGATCGGTGCTCCCTTGAAATCGATGAACGTTCCTGCAACGATGAGGTTGAGGAGGTACATTCCAAAAAAATGGCGTACGCCTCATTTTGAAAAGCGTGTTTTGTTTAATCGTGATTGTTGGTGTTGCCAATACTGCGGAAAGAAGCTTGGATGGAGCACGATTGAGGTCGAGCACGTGTTGCCGCGTTCTCGAGGTGGAACAACGTCGTGGATGAACTGTGTGTCTGCGTGTCACGCTTGCAACAAGAAAAAGGACAACATGACGCCGAACGAAGCCGGCATGAGGTTGTTGAAGAAACCCACAGAACCCTTACCGATGCACTTTTGGGACGTTGAAAGGTCGAACTGTTGGCATCCAACGTGGGACACATTTATCGTCCGTGACAAATAGTTACGGAGCATGAGATCAACCATCAAAGAACTCAAACAGGTGATAACAGGAATGTTACGAGAATTTGGATCCCCATCGGGATCGCTTAGGACGGGTGGCAAGGGAAAGCAACAGTACAAGATCGGTAAGGTTGAATCCGAAAACCAGGAACTGTCGACGGTTCAGGCCGAGAGGATGTTTCCAGAATCGACTGAAGCGTGGGCGGAGATCGTTCCAGAAACGTATCCTGAGTTTCCATTCGATGATCCTCAGGTCATCAAAGCACGTTCTGCATGGTTCTTGATCGGTGGAAAGTTACGCGTTGCATTCGCTGACATGCCGCAGATCGAACTGATGCAGTGGAACCCTGAAACGAAGGATTGGTACGAGTTAGATACAAATGAGAATTAGGATCGGTGCACTGAGGTACATCATCCGTGAGGTAGCGAACGATTGTTGGGGAGGTTCACGACCTGAGGAAACATACGATGAGGAGCTCGTCGATGATGATGCCTACAAGAAGCGAAGCGTCATCGTTCCTGATGACATCAAGAAATCTATCGATAAATGGTCATTGGCGATGGGTTTATCAAGTAAATCTAAACGTGCGCGATCACGTTGAAACGCCATACTTAGACACCAGCAGAGGCATGCATGCGATTGAACCTCAACGGATTGCAGAACATCGTTAAAAAGTCGCTCGGTGAGCATAAGGCCATTGAAGCGTTGAGGAATGAAATAACGCGTGTTTTTGGTCCTTCTGTCGTTGCCGAAGGAAAGATAGAAACTGTCGTCGCCGAGGCGAACGATTGGCTTGATGTTCTACAGAGAACAGGCAGGGACAATCGATTGGATTTTATGTCGAACGTGACGACAGCATTTATGGATCACACAAATCCTGAACTACGACGTTTTGCAGCTCGAGTGGTGCCGGAGAAGTTTCTTGGCAAGCTTACCAACGATCGTGACAGCGCGGTTAGAGCAGCCGTTGCACAGCGCATTCCTTTACCCGCCGTCGTTGAGATGATGAAGAAGTTCAGGAACGATGATACGTTGAGGACGATCTACAGGGAACGCAGCAAGAAAACGTCTGTAAATTTGCTTGAATCGGGCGTTAAGGCTCCTGAGAACGATGGTTTTACGCACCTAAATATTCACGGCGATGAAGCGATTGGCGACGACGCCTCAACGCCAGATGACATTGAATTGAGCGATGCGTGGTACGATGAACAGGCGAACAATTTCCTGCGAGATTATGGACAGAACATAGAATACGCATGGGAGGAGCTTGCGGTGAGCAGGTTCTGTAGCAGCACCAAAGCAACGTCTGGGGTCGTTGTTGATGCTGATAAGCTGTTGAAGAGCGTCAAGAAACTGATCAAAGACAAGGAAGATTTAGCGATGGAACGAAACGCACTCAAGGAAACGTTGGATTGGTTGAAGGATCAGGAAGTTCTACAGGAGACGGGTTTGCCCGAACTCGATGAAGCGATGGATCCAGTTCGACAGCTTGTTGAAGCAAATCTGACGCCTGATCAGTACATTGAACGTGCGACAGAGCTGTTTCAGGTTCAAGAATCCGTTCTTCCTGCAGCGATTCGCAAGTACAGGTTGGGTGAGAGCAATCGTCGTGGCACTCACGTACCGATGATTGCATGGTTGCCACACGACGGTGCAATTCGATCGATCGATGAACGTGCTCTCGATGCATTTTGTGAATCATGGAACTCTCACCAACGACTTGCGGGTGAACCGATCAAGATTGAATGGTCGACCCACGCGCTTGACATGCGTAAGGTTGGATTCTCTGTCAAGTTGAGTTGATAAATGACGCAGGGGTTCGTTGAATGGATAGGTGATGAAGGCTCGAGTGCCCTACCACGCGTTCCTCACGATTCGCTTCAGAACGATAACGCTCTCGCTGAATGGTTTGGCGTGGATTACGCAGAGCTATCAGTCATCCTCGTTCACCTGCGGTTCCTGTACGTGCTTCACCAGACGCACCATTGGTCAGCAATGGGAGATCCATTTTACGGTGATCACCAGCTTTTTCAACGGTTATATGAATCAACGGCTGAACAGATCGATGACGTTGCTGAAAAGGCTGTTGGTATGGGTAGCGAACGAAACGTTGACCTGTGTACGCAGTTGCAGCAGTTGTTTAAGCTATCAGCAGGAACGGCAACGAACGGGTCGGTGCCACAATCAAGCGAACTCGTGAGGAGATCGTTGTATGCTGAGAAGAGGTTCGTTGAGCTCATCGGTAACATGTTAGATCGTTTACGAGAGCAAGGTAAATCAACGAACGGCATAGAAAATTTGTTGCAAGGCCTCGCAGATGCGCATGAACGTGCTATTTACCTGTTGAAACGTCGGATATTGACACCGGCGATAGGAATGTGAAGATGACCATGAAAATCAACGTACACGACCTGAGGAAGTTGGTCAGCGAACAGCTCGGCGAAGAAGAGCTGGCGTTGGAACCCAAGGATGCTGGAAGCGGGAATTGGCGTGATGATCGGATCGTCGAGCTTGAGGCACTGCTTCAGGCCGCCCACGGTGAGATTTCTGAGCTTGAGGGTAAGATCAAGCAGATGCAGCATGCTGCGGTGTCTAGGGCACCAGCAGGGGCTGCTACGGGGGTTCCCGGCGCTCCTAGGGCTCAGCGACCGATGAAGCAACAGTACAGGATCTATGGACGTAAGGGCGCGAACGTCGCGCACACTCGTATTCATGGTCAGGCGTATGGTGCTCCGCCCAACACGCGGTTCAAGTCCGGCGAAGAAGCCTCCCTTGAGAAGGGCGTCGATGGCAAGATTCACGTTCGATCAGGCGATCGAGACCAGGTTTGGGATCCGATCGACGGATAACACAACGAAGAAGCTTAGCATTGATTTGCGGCGTTCGCTTGAATGAGTTGAACGCCGCATTCACATGAGCGTTTTTAAATTTCGCCCTTGTTCTTCATCGACCATGCAACGGCGTATGGGTTGATTTTCTTGGAACCCTTCTTTGCGTTCTGTCGTTTCAACGCCTTGACGACTTTCCTTCCACCCGGTGGTGCAATTTGATCCATGCTATCGCTTTCGTCAACGTTCTTATCAGGTTGACAATCTGGACAAGTACACGATGACGCGTGACCTGGGTGTCTTCCGCCACGTTCGCTTTCGTCGATGTCAACGCCGATCTCTTGCGTTTCGCCGCAGCTAGAACACGTGACCTCGTCCATTTCAAGCGTGTCACCGCACCTGCTGCACGTGTTCGTTGATTCGTCGATGCTTTGACACCAACCACGGTTGTTCGAAGCTTCGCCTTTCTTCGGTTTTCCATTGCGTTCGTCCGCAACGCCCTCGCCAACATCGACCGCATCACCTATGGGTTCGCCGAACCTTTCCAGCAGGTGCTGCATCACAGTTCGCAACGTTTCTTCGTCGAGACCGTTCGTTCGTCGTGCCATGTAGAGTAGGTATCCGTGTACGACGGGACGTTTAAGTGTTACCATTCTTGATATGTCCCGTCGCAAGCACCTCGTGGTGAAGGATTTTGCTCGCATCATGTACAAGCACGATCCAATGCGCTTGAAGAGCCCCGATGAAACAGAATATGATTTTTTCGCCGTAAGCGTGTTGGCTAGGTTTCTTGAGAGCGGCGAAATCGTTTCTGATGAATCGTTTAATAAAGCACAAACGATCGTTTGTGACGTAGCAAATCTACTCTTCAGCGAAGAATTGAATATGTCTGACGATGATTTGTCTGCGTTCATTGGTGAATTGTTGACTACGTATAATGATTCATATGACAAGAAAAAGAAACGTGGAAAAGGAACCGTAAAATGAGAGTGCTGGTGACGGGCGCGGCCGGTTTCTTGGGATCACACATATGTAACAGGTACCTTGACGATGGAAACGATGTCATTGGTATCGATGATTTTTGCTCATCAAGCGAAAAGAGCGATCACTTAAAATCGTTGAAGCAGCGTTCTCGGCACTTCACCTTTTTTGAATGCGATGTGAGCACCGTTGAAGTTAACGCTCACGTCGATCTCATAATCAATATGGCATGTCCAGCATCGCCGCCGGCATATCAATCGATGCCAGTTCACACCATGATGACGTGTGTAAATGGCGTGCAGCACATGCTTGAATTAGCTTGTACACACGGTGCAGTGTTTGTTCAAGCGTCGACGAGCGAAGTTTATGGCGATCCAATAAATTCTCCACAACGGGAATGTGATTGGGGAAACGTTAACTCATACGGACCACGATCGTGCTACGACGAGGGTAAACGGGCGGCTGAGTCTCTGTGCTATGATTACTTTCATTCTCACGGCGTTGATGCAAGGTTAGTTCGAATATTTAATACGTACGGTCCTTGCATGGATCCATGGGATGGTCGAGTGGTGAGCAACTTCATTAGACAAGCCTTGCAAAACGATCCAATCACGTTGTATGGCACCGGAAAGCAAACCAGGAGTTTTTGTTACGTTAGCGATACTGTTGATGCGATCGTTAGAATGGCGGCATTGAAGAACAATCCGTTAACGCCGATCAACGTTGGAAATCCGAATGAATTCACGATAATTGAATTGTACGATTTGTTGCGTAAGAAGTTGGGTGACCTTCGGCTTGAAATGAAGGAATTGCCTGTCAATGATCCAACGGTGCGGCGTCCTGACATCACGTTGGCACGCAACGTTCTTGGATGGGAACCAAGGATTGAACTGAGCGAAGGCCTTGATATGACGATAGAACACTTCAGGAGGGTTCTGAAGTGACAATTTACATGTACGTGCATCCTGCGTATGCAGATTGCATTTTTTACTCACAAACGACGGCGTTGTTCACGTCGTTAAAGCAGGCAGGCGTTGTGATTGCCACTGGAGACGACGAATTTTCTAAGTGTTTGCCGTTGCCGAGTGATAAGCTTATCACGTATGGTGTTTTTGACAACGTTTCTGCGCTGGTTGAACGATGGTTCCTACCCGAGAACAGGTGGATGTTCGTCGTTGATGAGCAGGGTGGAGGAGACAACGGACCTTATTCAAGAGCGTTGAGTTACATGCAGAAACGTGACGCGAAGAACATCCTCGTGACGTATCAAAACGCAAAGGACCTTATGTTTTTGACGAATTCAGGAGTCAGGTTCTCAATCATGCCTCATTGTGTCCTCAACGTGAGACAGTTGACGAACAAGACAAGGGATGTGATCGTGTCGGGACAGTTCGATCAAAACTACTACCCAGTTCGAACTCGCGTCGCCGGTTTGATTCAGGGATACCTCAAGAACAACGTTGAGGTTCTTCCACATCCTGGGTTCGAAATTTCAACGGCTCATCACAACTTGTACGGTGAGAGGTACTTCGAGCACGTTGAAACGTTTCGAATGGGCGTTGTGTGTAAAGCCGGTTGGCACGATCGAATGGTGGGTAAATACATTGAGTTCGGTGCGTGTCACGTGCTTCCCATCGGTGATTGTCCGTCGTACATGCCTAAGGCAATGAAAGAATCGATGCTCGATGTTTCAGAGATGAAGGACGCCGACTTAATTTCTGAGGTCGCACGATTGTTGGCGACGCCGGATGAGTTGAACCAACGAATCGAAACGTATTCTGAATGCGTTGCAGCATATTACACTGCTTTGCCTAATGCCCGCCGCGTCGTTGAGGAGATCAGCTCTTGATGTTGTATACTTAGAACCAGAAGAAGGAGATCGAACAATGCTAAATCCACTGAAGACCTGCTTGTGTGCGTTAACCATCGCGTGTGTCACTGCGTGTACTGCTGCCGAACTCACCACCGCGAAGGCAATAACTGCCGTTGTAGGACAGGTGTGCGAGGTTGTGTTCGTTTCTGCAGATCCAGCGTTGGCTCCACTGTGCACGACCGCCGTTGAACTCGAGAATGCGATTCAGCAGGCGATAAATGAATTTCAGACGACCGTCGTCGATGGTGGCGTTGCCAGCTCCGCTCCTGCCGCGAAGCAGCACGTTCCAGCAAACAACGAAGTCTATGCTACGTTGCTGAAGCGAGGGAACAGCAAGGTTCTTGCGTACACGGTGAAGAAATGATCGTCACTCAGCTCAATGCGGTCGACATCGCTAGCTACCTCGCTGCAGGCCTTCTTGCCTCTTCGAAGCTGTTAGACGCTGCTAAACCTGTGTGGGATAGGTTTCCAAAATGGTTGGCAGTTGCAATTCCTGTCTTTGTGCTTGATATTCCTCAGGTGACGCAGGCGCTCATGACGGTTAATTCGGGTGTAGGATTGACGGCTGCATTGTTAACGTCAGTTGCGCTTTTGCTTCCTGGCATTGAAAAGGCAGAAGCTGGAACGGTGACCGTTTCAAAGCAATAAAGCGATCAAAGCTTGCTTATGGGCCCTGTTTTGGGCCCATTGTTTTTAAGCGTTGTGTAAACGTGTGGTCCGTTGTGGTACTGTTCAACCATGGACTCGATAACAATAAATGAACAGTAGATTACCTCAAAAATTCGTTGGAATACACTCTCACACGGGATTCAGTCCATTTGATGGGCTCGGGTACCCTGACGAACATTTTACATGGTGTATGGAAAATGGATTAGATGCACATGCAATAACAGACCACGGAAATTGTAACGCCTATGCTCACGCACAGCTGTGGATCGAGAAGTGGAATGCAGAGCACAAGGATAAACCTTTCAAGTACATTCCTGGCGTTGAGAGCTACTTTCACCCAGATTTGACGGCGTGGGAACAAGATAAATCGATCGCCGATCAGGCTCGTATCGATAAGAAGGTTGCAAAGAAGGTTGCTTCCTCACAGGAGGAGTACCAAACGAAGCTCATCGTCAACACAGATCAGAACGACGAGACAGAAAGCATCGAGATGACGAACGCTCTCGTCGTTGAGGACGAGGATGAGAGCAAGTCGACGAAGCACTTCAATCCCGTCAACCGTCGTCATCACCTTGTCCTGTTACCGAAGAACACCGCAGGTCTGTTGAAGATCTTTGGTCTCGTGTCGTGGTCGTACCTCCATGGGTTCTACAGGTTTCCAAGGATAGATGCCAAGCTACTTCGTGAGGCTGCAAAGGATCGCAACATCATCGCATCGTCTGCGTGCATTGCGGGACAACCTGCGTTCAATGTGTTTCAAGAAATACAGAAGCTATCGTTCGACGAGCTTGATCAGAAGCTTCTCGACGATCCTTCGCTTCTCGAGCGGTGCGTTACGTCTATTGGCAACACGTATGACCTGATGACAGACGTTCTTGGAGACGGTAACTACTACCTTGAGCTTCAGTTCAACAAGCTCGCCGCTCAGAACCTCGTGAACAGAGCGATCCTCGAGTTCGCAAAGCGTAACGGCGTCGAACAACAGCTCGTGGTGACGTGCGATTCACACTATCCTCGGCCTGAACTGTGGAAGGAACGTGAGCTCTACAAGAAGCTCGGATGGATGAACTACAAGGAGATCGATTCTGCTTCGCTACCGAACTCCGTCGATGAACTCAAGTGTCAATTGTACCCGAAGAACGCGAAGCAGCTTTGGGATGAATACCTTCTATCCAAGGAGGGAACCAGTTTCTACGATGACGACGTGATCTGCGATGCCATCGAACGTACACACGACATCGCTCACCACGTGATCGGTGAGGTGCCGCCTGATCGTTCGCCGAAGTTCGCCGATAAGTTGCTTGTTCCAGAGGACATCACGGCGTTCAATCACCTCGTGAAGCTGTGCATGGATGGAATGGTCAAACGCGGTCTACGTGACGATCAATCGTACGTTGACAGGTTGAAGGAGGAACTCGGCGTCATCAAGACGATGAAGAACGCCGTGTACTTCATATCGTACCAAAAAATAATGGAACTCGCTAGGAGCGTTTGTTTATGCGGTCCTGGTAGAGGTTCAGGAGGTGGATCTCTCGTTGCTTACGTCCTGTACATCACAGACCTCGATCCATTAAGGTGGGATTTGCCGTTCTCGCGGTTCCTGAGCGTGTACAGGAAGGGTGCACCTGACATAGACACCGACCTATCAAATCGCGACAAGGTTCTCGATCAATTAAGGGCATTCTTCGGGTTTGAGAACGTGGTTCCCATCTCGAACTACAACACGTTTAAGTTAAAGACCCTTGTCAAGGACATCGGAAAGTTCTACGGCGTGCCTTTCGAGGAGACGAATGCGGCAACGAGGACGGTTGAGGAGGAGGTGCGCAAGGCGACGATGAAGGACTCGGATGATAAAAATCTTTTTGTCTTGCAGTTTGATGATGCGATGAAATATTCTCCATCGTTTAAATCTTTTATTGAAAGGTATCCAAACGTTGCAGAATCAATTAAGATATTGTTCAAACAGAACAGATCGCTTGGTCGCCACGCCGGGGGTGTATTGATTGCTGACGACTTGCCGAACAAAATGCCGCTTGTGGCAAGTCACGGCGAACCACAATCTCCATTTGTTGAAGGCGTAAACTTCAAACATTTGGAATACATTGGCAACTTTATTAAATACGATTTGTTGGGCCTTGAAACGCTTCGTTTGATTGAAAGAACGATTGAATTAATAATCGAAAAAAATGGAGGAATTATTGAATTAGAAATTGATGGTGTCAAACATAGGTTGCTGGCTTCAGCGTACGTTAAGTTGGTTGATGGTTCATTTGTGAAAGCTGGTCTCTTAAAGGTTGATGATGATGTTATCATTCCAATGGAGACGAGAAATGACTAAGTTTTACGTTTACGTTGATTCAACAACTGAAGAAACACCAAGACCTTTTTACGTTGGAAAGGGCACCAAAGACAGGATTGATAATGAACAGCGAAACAAACGTCATGTATTTGTTTCAAATAAACACGGCTTTTCAAGAAGCGTTGTTTTCACGACTGAAAATGAAATTGAGGCGCTTTCACACGAAGTGAAGTTGATTGCAGAACTTCACACCTACGTCAAGGATCCATTATCATCGTCGATTTCAGCAAATTTTACGTATGGTGGCGAAGGCGTTATTGGTATAAATGAACGTTGGGTTGAACAGTACAAAGACGGCGTTTTAGTCAAAAAATTTGCTAACTTTCATGAAGTTGCCGAACACTTTGGATTTACTAAGTCTGGCGTTGTTAGCAATGCATTCTCTGGTAGGTGCGTTTTTCCAGTCGTGATGCGAGAATTTACGTGGAACGTTGAACCATCGAGAAAACGTAAGTTGTCATCGACACATGGAAATTCAATGATTATTCTCGAATTAAATCCGCAAACAAATGAAGTAATAAAAGAATATGCGTCAATCACAGAAGTTGTAAAATCAAAGAAAATAATGTACTCATACTTGATGAACGCAATTCGTTCGACCAATCCAAAAGCAATGGAGAAGTTGATCGCTAAAACGGGTAGCAAGTGGGCATTCAAGGATGAAAAACACAACGTAGGAAAAATTCATAATTCGAACGTTCAATCACCATCAGGTCCTAAACCCGTGGTCGTTGTTTATTCAACTGGTATAAAACGTATATATCCTTCAACTGTCAGGGCAGCACAAGCGTTGGGCATTAATCCAAATGAGTTGCTAGCGATTCTTCACGGTGATAACATTCAACGATCTGATTTTACGTGTTCATTTCTGCACGAAAGCGATCATCGTAAGGACGTTGTTAGGTCGAAGGAATGGATCAATGCGCTTGCTGGCATAAATGGAATTCAAATCGTGAAATTGGATAAGTCTGGAAACGTCATAGAAAAATTCAACTCAATTTCAGAGGCTGAACGTCGCGAAGGGTTTATGCATCATGAAATTTATAAACAATTGAGAATTGATAGCGTTTTGCATGCCAATGGGTTCACCTACAAACGTGTTGAGGAGCAATCGAATGTCTAAAATAACCTCAATCAATTCCGTCGCCACGTCGTTTGACGACATCAAATCGTGGTACGAAACGCACCTTGCACCAAACGTCATTGACTTTGATGATCAGAAACCCTACGAAGTCTACTCTGAGGGACGGTTTTGCGGTATATTCCAGTGCACAGGCCAAGGTGCCCAACGATTGTTTAAAAAAGCAAAACCCAAGAGCATCGTTGACATTGCAGCGTTGACGTCGATATATCGACCGGGTCCTCTTGCGGCGCACGTCGACAAGCTTTGGCTTGAACACGAACAATCGCCGTACGATTGGGGTCATCCATTGATAAATGAAACGTTGAAAAATACTCGAGGATTATTGGTGTTTCAAGAATCTGTGATGCACCTCGTCAACAAGGTTTCAGGGTTTCCGATGGCTGAGACCGATGAGGTTCGACGTGCCATCATGAAGCGTAGCATTTCTGGTGGTGAAGCTGCCAAAAAGAAAATGCAGGAACTTGAGGACAAGATTGTTGCCGGCGCAGTCAAGAACGGCGTTCCTGAGCCAACGGCACGTAAGATGTACGAAACGATATGCTTTATGTCAGGTTATGGTTTCAATTGTGCGCACGCCGTTGCCTATAGCATCGATTCGTTTTGGTGTGCGTGGCTTTTAACGTATTATCCTGATGAGTGGGTCTGTTCATATCTCGAGTCCATGTCTACGACGCCCGATAAACGAGCAAAGGCATTCGGTGAGGTGAAGTCGTTGGGTTATCAGATCGTATCGATCGATGTCAATTACGCAAAGAAGGGTTGGACAGTTCTTCCCGGCAAGAAGTTGATGCCATCAATGTCATCGTGCAAGGGCGTCGGTGAATCGGCCGTAGATGAGATCATCTCCATGCGTCCGATTGAATCGATCGAGCGGTTGCTGTGGAACGATGACGGATCATGGCGTCCAAGCAAATTCAATTCCAGAGCGCTCGGTACGTTGATCAAGGTCGGTGCGTTCGATAGCCTCGGTTGCGTGGGTCCTGATAGAGTGTTCAAGAACTACAAACACATGCATGAAACGCTTCTTGGTTCGTATGAGGAAACCATCACACGCAGGCGAAAGGGCATCGAAGAGACGGTCGTCGTCTCTCGTGACCATTCTACTCTGCTCAAGCGATCGACAAAGAAGGATCCACATGAGGGTCGACGTAACTTCTTTGAGCTTGCCCGTGGTCTCGCTGAAACGTGTACGGAGGAATGGACGAACCGCGAAAAGGCAGAGCTATATGCAGAGGCGTTTGGAACGGTTGACGTCATGATGATGTTCGATCAGACGTTGTTCGATAGGCTTGCTGAGAAGAACGTTCGATCTATCGAGGAGCTTGAGGTCGGTGAGAAGGACATCGTCTGGTTTGTCACCGTTGTTTGTGCGGCGAAGAAAGGCAAGGGCGTACCTTCAGCAGGAACCATGAAGAAGACCAAGAACGGTAAGTCGTACGCTCAACCGTTCGTCACCGGTCCGTCAGGAAAACCGCTACGCCTCAACGTATGGAGCGCGAAGGAGCTATTGCCGACGTATAAGCTGTGTTTTGCTGAGGTTGACAGGAATGACTACGGTTTCTCAACGACACAGTGGCGAATCAAGGAGATCGCATAACGCAGTGTAAACGTGTTGTGAGTCGTGGTACATTTTTGATTGTTGAGGAGGTACGTTGAAGTGTTTATGACAAGTGAAACATTGTTTGACATTGAACCCGCAAACGATAGTGAGTGTACGAGGTTCGTTGTTTCTGCGTGTCCTACGTCAGTCACTTTCATGATTGATGATGGAAACTTCAGCGTTCGACGTATAAACGGTGAAACAAGCGTTTTGCTTTCAAAGAGCCTAACGTTGGAACAGGCACGTGAGCTCGGCAAAGAACTCACAGATTTCGTTCGTCGTTGTGAAAGTTGTCGAACGAACGTTGCACTGATAATGTCTTCGATTGGCACGAACTTTGAGAAAGATGATTGCGTTGTAAAGGGCGACCAATGAACGTTCTCATGTTGAATTTTAATACTATCTTTATCGTGGAAGTTATTTGGTTTATTTCAACAGGAATAGAACGTGAAATGTGTTATTGATGTATATTATCGTATTCTTGCGATCCTTGTCGTCAAGGTGGCTTTGCTTGTTGGTACGTACTTTATTTTCTATTGGTTGATACACGAACTTACATTTTAAAGGAGCGACGATGCCAACGTATGAGTACGAGTGCAAACGATGCAATTGCACGTTCGAAGAGACACAGAGGATCACAGATCAGCCCATAAAACGCTGTCCAAGGTGCTCTGGTGTGGTATCAGGTGGCACAGGCGTGGTGTTCAAGGGCGGTGGGTGGGCAGCTGACCTCTACGCAAAGCCCGTGCAATCGAACGATGATTCTAAATGAACAATCAACGCATTGTTATGTTGGTCGGACCTGACATGTGTGGTAAGACGAACATCGCCGCTCGTTTATCGTTGGCAACAGGAATCAGAACGTTCAAGGCATCGTCTGAACACAAGGCGTTCCTTGGAGATCAGAGGCAGTTCATCAACGATCTGCGTTACGCTGACCCACGCATTCTCGACTTCATCAAGCAAACAGGAACGAGCGTGATCTTCGACCGCGCATACCCGTGTGAATGGGTGTATTCGAAGTTCTTCGGACGCGAGACTGATGAAGCAGTGCTACGCTACATCGACGATGGCTATGCTAGCATTGGTGTAAAAATCATCGTGTGTACGCGGCGATCGTTCGTTGGGATCAATGATGATTTAAACTCGAACATCGATGAAAAGGCCCTCAACGAACTGTCTAGGTTGTACAAAGAATTTTTATGCACATGGACGCATTGCGCCGGAACAACGTTGTTTGTAGATGAGCTCAACAACGACGTCCACCGTGAGGTTGATGAAATTATGCGCGTGATGGGTTACAATCGCGACGAACGTTGGGTGGTGTCTCATCTATGAAGTGCAAAATACATACAACGTACGTCGGTAAACAAGAACCGACGAAGACGATTGCTCACCCAGACGGTTGTCCAACGTGTTGGGAAATATTTGATTCTCAATCGTTATCGAATGCTTTATCGACGGTGAACATTGAATTGACGCTTGAGGAGGCTAGGTTGTTCACGGTGACGTTGTACAGCATCATCAACATGGGCTTCGATTCGTCACGACACCAACCAGCATTGAAGAAGTTGTTTGAGTTGTTACACAAAGCAGAACAAGGAAATGCATCAAATGGGTAATCCGCATAGCCTGGTCTGGTTGGACATTGAAACGACCGGCCTCAATCCAAGCAAAGACTCGATTCTTGAGGTTGCAGCTGCCATAGCGCCGTTTGATGATCCATTCAACGTCACGTTCATTGTAGACAACGTCATTTGGTTTCATCCTGATCTGGTCAATCATCAGGATAAGTTCATCATTGACATGCATACGAAGAATGGGCTGTGGCGTGAGTGCGGTCACAACCTTAACGCAAAGGACGTCGGTGAGGTAGAAAACGAACTTTTGAAGTTCATCACTATTCCACAAGATCATAATGAATTCACGCTCGCTGGATCATCGGTGCACTTTGATCATTCGTTCATCACCGCGTGGATGCCGAGGTTGACGAAGAGGTTGTCGCACCGTCACTATGATGTCAGCTCCATTGAACTGTTTGCACGGAGCCATGGTATGCTGCCCCCAGAGAAGGCAGGAGCACACCGTGCGATGCCTGATATCTTGGAATCAATCAAACGCGCAAAGGCGTGTCGTGATTGGTTGATGGCGACTCTGCAATGAAGTCACACGTTTGATTACGTTACTTACGTTACTTCTTCCTCTTCGTTCCCATCGCTAAGTTCTTCGGATCGTTGGGATCCCACTCGTATTTTCCACCTATTGCACCGGCGCCTCCACCAAAACTAGTGAAGCCGTCTCCACCAAAAAACTCGTTGTTACCAAATCCTGACCCGCCGCCGCCCATACCTGCAAACCTGTTCGTGCCGTGCGACGGCGACGACATGCCACGGACGGTTTTGATCGGTTGACGAGCGTTGTACTTGAAACCAATCTCGTTCTCAAGAGCGTTTCTGACCTTGTCGATGTCATGACGACCTGGGACAGTGATTCGAGGATCGTTCAACCTTTTGATGGTGATGTTTCTTGCTAAGGCTTGCAACTCAAGAAAAGAGTACTCGTACTCGTCGTTCGATAGCTTGAACTCAACGAATGCGTCGATGTTCTTGAACTCTGGTTCAGCCTGCATTTCGCCGATCGTTTCCTCTGCATCTGATTCAACGGTGTCCTTGTACGATGGCTTGACTTCCCACTTCTTCAATTTTGGACCCTTGTCAAGGTTACGCTCCGCAACGTCATCTGGATCGGGCGTGTATACATACTTGACGCCAAGCTTTCTGTAACCAGGTCCACCTTCGTTTACGATCTCACTTAGCACAAGATCATTGATGTACTGCCTCACTTCTTCAACGGGATCCCACGTTTGAGTGTGTTCGCCTCCTGTCTTTTTGACGTTTGCCTTGCCGTTGTCGATCGAAACCTCGGCCTGTTCACCCGCCGCAAACTTCGTATCATAATCTCCAGCATATGCTTGACCCTTCACTCGTGTGTGTACAGGCCATGAACCGATCGAGTTTGATCCTGGTTTCTTTCCTCTGATTCGAGGATATATTTTGTACGTTGTTTTCTTCCCGCTCTTGTTTGTTTGTGCTTTACTCGTAGCGCTCGATGTTGGAGCGTTTTTGTCGCTGCCGGAGCAAAGCGTCGCTCCATTTCGAATTGTCGTGTGTTCTATATACTTTCCATCTATAACAAGTATGTTTCGACCACACTTGTCGCAGTACATCATCGTTGTTTGATTTTGTCGTTTGCTTTTATCTCTTGGCGGAGAATTAAAAGTTTCAGCCCAACCACAGTGTAATTTATCGTAAATCAATCCATACGCATAACGTCTTGCCATTCTTTGCGTTTCAAATGATTTTTTTTCTTCCCTTATCAAATCTTTGTTGATAAAAGATCCTCCACGAATAAATACGTTTGCATCTTCAATGCGAATTTCAAAAAATAAATCTTTTGCTCTATGGATGAAACTTCTTGGCCAGTTTCCGCCTCGTTCAGAATATTCAGAAACGTATTTTGCTCGTTCGTCCCAATAGTTATTCTTTGGCGGCGTTTGTGATGGTTGAGGTGCAGACGACGCGGGTCGTACGGGGTTTTCCTTTGGCACCTGTTTAACGTTCTGATCGTCGTAACCCTTGAACTCCGGTCCGTAGCGAAACTTGCTCGTCTTATCCAACAGACGATCCTTCGCAAGGTTTATGTCGACCATTTTGCCGTGCGCAGATGGATCGTCAACGTTACGATCGGGATGGTACTGTGTCGCCAACCTTCGCCATGCCTTCTTGATTTCTTCATCAGAGGCGTTAGGTGACACACCAAGAACGTCGTACGCATTCTTTATGGCTTCCTGTATCAAACGAGCGATGACGCGAGAACCGATCTTCATTTCCCTAAATAGGTTGTAAATGAAACAGATCAAGTGTAAGATTGTGTGCATGAAGCAACGCCTGCTCGTTCAAACGCAGCTGTCGAACATCGTCAACGGAAAATTTGACTTAGGTGCAGACTCTGGATGGCAGATGATAATCAATCGTTGCCGTGAAATGTTAAAGTTGAATGCTGACCTTTACATTGACGTTCTCGTGCCATATAATGATTATTATGACAGAGGTTTAGTGCAGTTGGTTACAAGCGTGTTCGATGTCAATCCTGATTTGTGGAAAAAGTATGGTGGCGAACGCAGATTGAACTACATCGAGCATAAAATTGTTCCGAATGCGTTAGCAACGCGTTATGATTTTTGTTGGGAAGAAGAAATATATGCTCTCGGGTTAGACGATAAGAACAACGAACGATATGACGCTGTTTACATCAATGATCCAATGCTTCTGAGACACTACAAGGCAATGTTTCACGTTGCTGGTGGTTATCAACCAAAGTTTTACGTACACTCGCACTTCGTTGACGTACCTGAGTGTCCGAAGTTCCCGCAGGAGGCTTCGTTGTGGTTGGGTCAGTGCGAGGCAGCGCTTCGAGCCGATTATAATTTCTGGCAGTGCGAATCTGCAATGAATCAATTCTTCGATTCGATGGGAAAGTGGTTCACTCAGGACGTCGTTGACGATGTTCGTTCGAAGTCAATGCCGTCGGATGATGGCTATTCGATGGAAGAAATCACTCAACCCATCGATAAAAGTAAGCTGCGTTTCTCCGTTGATGATTGGAGGCTCAAGACGTGGGGAAAGATCGTTTTGTTCTTTCCAAATAGAATTTCGCATAGCTCTGGAGATTATACGAACGGCGTGAACTTCATGTTCAACATCCTTCCTGAGCTACGAAAACGTCGCGACGATTTTGTTGTCGTATGTGGTAATCCTAACCTGAAGTTCTCGAACGATCAGTTGCTCGAACAGTGTGGAAGGAACGGATACGTCAAGTTACACGATTTCACGTTGAACCGCGATGAGTACAAGTTTGTTGCTCAACACTCGAACATTTCGTTGGGCCTTTATAACAAGGATCCATACGGTGGAACGGCTAGCAGAGAGTGCATTGAGTCTGGATGTTATCCAATATGGTTGAATAACTTTGAATATGCTAGCATTGCCAACGAAGCAGGCGTTGGTGAATACGTTCTTGCAAAACCTGATTTAAGCGATATCGTTGACGTTCTCGACGAAAGGATCAATTCATACAACTTTGAAGTTGTCAAACGATTGCAGAAAGTCGTTCGTAAACGTTGTTCGTACGAGCAAACAGTACCTTCAATGATGAAAAGGATGGGCCTACTATGAAAGTTGTGATAACGGGTTGTGCAGGTTTCATCGGTAGCAACCTCGCCGTTCATTGTTTAAACTTGGGGTGGGATGTCGTTGGAATCGACGACATGAGCAACGGTCACCGTGAGTTCGTTGATGATCGCGTTGATCTGATTGAGAGGCAATTCGATAGTGGATTTAACGACGTTCTTAAATGGTCTGAACGACCAGACGTCGTTGTTCACCTGGCCGCTCTACCCAGAGTGAGTTATTCAGTGGAGAATCCTGCGAAGACGTTCGAGGTCAACGTTCTTAGGTCGATGTCGTTGATCAAGTCGTGCTGTGATAATGGCATTCCGATCGTCTTTGCGAGCTCATCCAGCGTTTATGGTGGTGCTGATACGTTGCCAACCGTAGAATCCGATCAGAAGAAACCAAAGTCACCTTATGCGCTTCACAAGTCAACCATTGAGGATTACTTGGAGTTATATGGTAAATTGTACGGATTGAAATCAATATCTCTGCGATTTTTTAACGTGTTCGGTAAGAACCAATTGGGAAGTTCACCGTATTCGTGTGCCGTGTCTGCGTGGTTGACAGCGATTCATAGTGGTCAACCGATGCGTTCTGATGGCGACG